AATAATTTTACTCCGACCGCTTCTGTGGCACATACGCCTAACAACAAACTTGCTCTATTTGCGCAGTATCGGTCAAACGCTGTGTTTCCGTTAGCAAACAAAGCAAGTTCGCCGCCGTTATAAGCAATAAAATTTGCTACGTTACTGCATCCAATGGAAGTTTCGATTCCAATTCATACACCCTTGCTTCAAGGTCATCAACATTTCTTGCTTCTTCAATTCCCCATTGCCTTAATGTATCATTTGACTTTCTCAATTCCTCAAGGTGGTCAATACATTCTTCAAGTTTTGATGACATTGAAGAAGCCGCATCAAATAATTCTTTTTCGTCCATATTTTTTAAATCACGCTCTTTTACTATTTCCATCTTTATCCACTTAATGTATTTGTCAATATCAGGGCAAGTGTGTTTAATTGGCTCTCTATTGTGTTCTCTGCTCATAATCCGCAAATTTTACAGCTTATAACAGCACCTAACAAAAATGGCTGCTACAAGCATTTGTTTTCAATTCAGAAGTTCTCAAAGCAGCCACTTCTGTTAGCTGCAAATCGTTATAGGTAAGTTGGTGCATTGTTATTTATGTTTGTAATTAGGTAGTTTAAAACTTTTATTTTTAGCCTGTACAATTTTTACGGTTTTAGAGTTAAATGCTACTTTTTGCTTTACAATATTTTTTAACTGTTTTTTCTTTGGCTTTATATCAAAATTTACTTTAAGTAGTGTATTTTTCTCAACCAACTCAGCAATTTGTTTTTTTATAAATTTCGGTATATCCATTTTTATATTGTGTATTAATTAAACATTCGTTACAACCTACCTATAACAGCACCTAACAAAAAGCAAGCCGATTTATTAGCTGCAAACCGTTATCGGTCATTGCCAACTAACTTTACCGCCCTATCAATCAATTTCATTATATCAGTAATTGACGCTTTCGGGCTTCCGTTTTCATCTAAGTTTATTATGTATGTCTCCATCAAGTCTCTGATAACTTGCTTATGCTCTTGCAACGAACCGCTAACAGCACCTACCAAAAAGGCGGGGTTCTGTGGTTCATTGGATTTTTTTTCTTCTATCATAATTTTGTTGTTATTGTAAGTTTATCGTTCTAAATCCCGCCCTTCTGGTAGCTGCGAGAACGTTAGAATAAGTGATACATGTTTAAGTAACTATCAAATGAGCCGTTATATCCACTATGGATATATTTTGCCCAATATTTATTACAGTAATTTTTGTATCTGAAATTGAATCGTTTAGATGCTTTATTACTATTCTTATCGTATTTGCTCGGTTTTCTCATATTACTTATTATCAACGCCTAAAAATGTTGGAGTACTCATATTTGCAGGAGAATTTTTATAATGCTTCATTAAGTCAACTTCTAATTTTGCTGAATTAACGACAACTTGAGCAATGTCAGCAATTGCTTTTGCTCTTGATAGTTCTGTTTCTAACTTTTCAGTATCTGCCATTTCTTCATCATCTCCTAGTCTTTCAAGTTGAGCGAATAAGTGATTTCGTAAATCTTCAATTTTATTTTTTGCCATGGTTTTCAGTTTTAAGAATTGTTTTTTTTAATTTGTTAGTTAGTTTAATTGCTTTTTGTAGTTCTTTTGGGTATTGATGGATAGTATTAAGTTTCATGTTTTCAGACTTCGGTACCACAAATAGATTTGAGATGTCGCAGTTCAATGAATTGCCATCCCTAAACCTTACTACCTCATTACTCTTTAATTTTCCGTTATACTGTTCCCAAACCTGACGATGGTATAATTTCCAAACTCCTAATGATTCTCGTATGTATAAATAGGTTTTCCCACATTTATCTTTTCTAGGAATTATGAACCCATCCTCTTTTGTATTGTGTGGTATCTGACCTTTTTTAAATCGAGTTGCTTTTGTTTTAGCAATAGATTCCTTACTCATGAAGTCTGATTGCTTTAATCCTTTATTGAATGGCACCTGACCTTTTTTAAAGAAAGTATTGAAACCGATAATTTCACCTTTTGTTAAACATCCACTTTCGGGAGTAGCTAAATAAACAGACGTTTTGACAAGCCCTAATATATTTGCTCTGCTATAACATGAACGAATGGAAACTCCTAATTTTTCAGCTAGTTTTTTGGTTGAGGTGTTTGGATATTCTAACCTCATGATCGCATCATCCTCTATGCTCCAAAATCGTTTTTTCATACTCTAATCGGATTTGAGGTTAATGAATCAAGGTTAATAATGACACCAGAGTAAGGAGTTTTACCTTCTCGGAATAAGCGCCATAGTAATTGCATGCCAGCATTGGCCAATGAACTATTAATTAGTAAATCTTGTTTCTCTAATGCTTCGGCAAGGGAGCAGCTGGGAGTATTTTCAGAAGGTTTGGGTGGAGCATATAAAGAAGCCCATTCATCAAAACAAGGTAAGTGAGGAACATTATCTTCATTAACAACTACCTCTTCATCTTCATTTTGCTCTTGTTTAAATAATGTTCCTAGTATAGCTTGACCAGTGTTGTTTGTATTTCCAAAATCTAACCAATATAGTTTTTCAGTGGAGTGAGTACTATGACTACTCTGCTTAAAAAACTTCGCTAATCTCAATCGAGTTTTGAAATCATCAACACAAGTGATATAGATATTATAGTTCCTTTCACAAACTGGCTCATCTGTATTATACTTATACGGTTTTGATTGCCAATTAGTACCATAAAAACGATTGAAGCGAGTAATCAATGAAACAGACTTATAACTTCCTACTTCTGAACTTGAATATAATTGACGTCCAATGTTTGCATCCGAAATTTTATCATCATCATAAGCAACCACATGAAAGCCAGGGTGTCCTAATGCAACCATTGAAAGATTCATTCTTGCTAAAATACTCAGCACTTGACTTCCTGTTCCACCGCATCCAATTAATGCAACGGTTACTTTATGTGGGGGATCCAGTAAGTAATTATTTATTTGGTGATATTTCATTGAGTAAGGCTTTTAAGGTTTTGGTTTCTGATAACTTGATTGGCCACTGTCTGATGTCTAAATTCATAGTGAGTTCAGAGATATTAGTTTCATTCGGGAAGTACTCATCATTATGAAAAACATTGAATCGGGTTTGATAAAACAACTCTTCGTATTTCTGAATAATATCTTCTAAACACTTTGATTGTCGATTTCTTTTAGCGCCTCCTAAACAAACAGTTGAATCATCATGAATATTTGGAAGAGGCAAAAAGTATAAGGCAGTTTTTTCAGTGATCATTTCATCTGTAATTCTAAAAACAGATAAATCATTATCATGTAACATGAATATGACTTTTGGCATAATGTAGTTTCCTGACTTAATACCCATATCCTCTTTAAAGTGTAGCATCCTTGTTTCTGATTCACGGTACCATACAATTGAGGGAGTTTCATCAACCGATTTAAAGTAGAGAACATTAGAAGGAATAATGCTTTTGAATTGCAACGCATCGAAGTTTTCAGCCTTGATAGATGAAACTAAATCTCTTAAAAACATTCCGTCAGCTGGGGCAGTATTAACAATGATATAAGGTTTTGATTTTTCTGCCTTTTTAGGGTTCCGAATAATCTCACTTATCTCCAAGTACTTATCTCCAAAGGCTCTATTATTTTCACTGTAAAGTGTCATAATATGCGTAGGAACATAGTTTTTATTTTTATATGAATCTATTTCCATTATCTATTTTTTGCGTTTTAAAGGATTAATTTTGTTACCTCTCTTAAAAAATTTAAAGAGTTTTTCAAGTTTTGAGTATGGAACTGGTTTTCTGAATGAATCTGCTTTTAACCATCCGTATTCATGAGCCGCATTGATACCCTGATTCATAGCGCTATCATCAAAAAACTTAATCGCTTTATCATAAACAGAATCCCTATCCGAATAAGGAAACCAAAAACAATCAGGAACTTTTATGGCTTCGTTGAAGTCATTTTCATCAGGCAAGTGATCAGGCGCAAAATCAAAATCATATAAACCGAAATCATCCTGCAGTAACTCAACTCCCATTTTCAACCAATTGTAAATTCTTGGATGAGATTCTTTGATTAATTCTAAACGATGAGCATACATTCTACCTGAAAAGTTCATACTCTTTAGCTCTTTATGTAAATTACATGGAGCGCCTTCTGTATAAAGAACATAATTTTTATAAATATCATTGTTTTCAATATCTGCTTCATCTTCATCTGGGTTTTCTAATAAATGAGTGATGAGGTCGCCTTTATTGTTAAACTCTTCTAATTCGTAATAAGTGTAGCTATTATGAATGCAATCAATTTTAAACTTCTGAATTAATCCTTTGATCATGTATAAGCATAATTCTCTAATCAATGGGTTTTTATGTTTATCCATCCACTCCAATGGTAAATCAACCATATAGATTTCATCGTACTGCTTATAATAATAGATATCATAAGCCTCAATCAATGGATTTAACTTTAGCAACCATTCATATCCTTTAAACAAATTGTCAGTTGTTTTCTTTAATAGTTCAAGTACTTCATCCAATGAAGCATTCTCGTTAACTTTTAACTCCTTTATTTTTGGATGATTCTTTAATGTTCGGTACCAGTATTCAATAACCTGACTCTTGTCCTCCCACGGATTTTCTTCAAATCCTAATTCGGGAACAAAAGAGCCAGGTTTATTATTGATAGAAATACCTAAAAGATCAGGTCTAAAAATTGCACCTCCGATGGCTTTGGAGGAGATACTGGATTGAGGCGGTTGCTTCGCTCGGTAAAGCGGTTTAGCACTTTGCCCACTTCCTCGTATAGTTTTGGTTCGATTTTTACTTTCTCTTTTAGTTTGCATTTTTCAACATAATTATCAATCGTTATCATCCTTTTTCTCCAATAACAGTTTCAAATAAATAAATCGCTTTTCCATTTTTCATGTTAGGACCGTTAACGGAGGCACTTGTTAGTTCAGGACATTGGCCCGAATAAAACTTCATTACATCTATTGGCTCCATGTTTGGATTTGGATCAGGAAGCACAACATCATCCTTAGCGTTGTTCCGTTTCACTTTAAATTCACGAACAACATTTTTAACCATTAACATTGCTTACCTCCTCTCTTACAATAATTCCAGCGGCAATTAATTGTTTCACCCATTTGTTAGCTTTCTCAAATTTCTCTTTAGCTGCTTTATGATCAGGCATTAAAGTACTCGCATCTTGATAGTGCTTTTCCGCCTCTTCATATTTGCGAGCTTCGAAGGCTTCATCACCGTTTTTAATTGCTAATTCAAAAGCCTCTTGTAAAAGTGCTGCTTCTTCTGCTTTTTGTTTTTCCTCTGCCTCTTTTTCTGCTTTCTCTTGAGCAACTTTCTCAGCGGCTTCTTTGGCAACTTCTTCTTCTTCGATGCGTTGCCTTTCGATTTCAGCCTCAACTTCTTCGGTTGATTTTCCTTCAGGATTAATTTCCTCAACTGGTTCTTCAACTTTAGGCTTCTCCTCTTCTACTTTCTTAGTAGCCGATTTTTTAGCAGCTGCTTTCTTTAGTGCCGCTTTTTTAGCTTCAGGCTTTTCCTTACCATCTTCTTCTTCCTCCTCTTCATCAGAATCATCAGCATCTTCAATTTTTACTTCGGCGGCATTAGAAACTAAACCTTTGATTTTCTCCACTGGAATAGTTAACTGCTCCATAAAGCCCTCGTTTAAATCCTCAGGGCTTCCACAAATAGTAATGGTTGCTGTTTTACCTTTAATCTTTGGAACTAACAATACAGTTAGTTCATCACCTGTTCTTTGTACCTTCAATTCGATACTTTCTTTGTCCTCCAATAAGGAGAATAACTCTGTAAAAAAATTTACTTTGCTCATGTTGTTTGATTTGATTGGTTTGTATTATTATGTTTATGTAATTCTTTTCTCATGTCTGCCAACGCATTTAATTGAGCATCTGTAACGCCTTGTAAAAATTCTACTTCATCGGGCTTTAATCGCTTTTCAATGCTCTTTATAAAAGAGTCAACATATTTAACGGCTTGAGTAAAATGATGCCTTTGCTTAGTATCTCCTAGTTCACCTGTTAAAACTGTACTTTGCTCACTATATACTTTAGCAATGGAAACAAGTATTAACGCCTCTAATTGTCTTTCTGCGGTTGTCATACTATCTAAATGTTTCTTCTATATCGTTTATACTTAAAAAATCGTTGTTGTTTTGAAGTGGTTGAAGAGGCGTTTCTTCTGCTTTTATTTGATGAGGTAAATCGTGAAACTCTGTATAGTATTTATTGAATCCTACAAGCTCCATTCCTAGTGCTCCGTGTCTATTCTTAGCATAATCAATATAAACCTTACCTCTTACATCATCTTGATTGTTTCCATCTTTATCAAAACTGAAAAACTCAACTCCGTAATACTCTGGTCTAAATAATAAAATTACTTGGTCAGCATCCTGTTCGATATCTCCACTTTCACGTAAATCTGAAAGCATGGGGTTTCTTGAATAAATAGGGCGCTCTTCAATTTTTCTACTTAATTGACTTCCTGCTATAACTGGAATATCTAACTCCTTTGCTAATTGCTTTAATTTCCCACTTATGTGACCGACTGCTCTTGTTTTATCATTCGGGTAACGTGTAGTAGTAATTAACTGTAAATAATCAATATAAAGCTTCTTGATGCCGTATCGCTTTTTCATGATTCTGGCTTTAGAACAAAGTCTTTCAATATCAATACCTCCAGTATCATCAATGTATAAAGGCAATGATTTAATTTCATTCATCCTTTTATGCAACTCGTTTAATTGAGCGTTATTAATTTTACCTTTTCTGATATCCTCTCCATTTATTTTACATTCAGCGGATGCTATTCTTAAAAGCAATTGTAAACTTTTCATTTCAAGAGAAAAGAATCCGCATGGTTTTTTTAAATCGATAACACAAGTTCTAACTCCTTTAATCATATAGGCAGTTTTTCCCATTCCTGGCCTTGCACCCACAATAATTAAATCAGAGTCATTGTCACCTCCATATTCATGTAAAGCGGTTAATCCAACTGGAATACCAGGAGGAATTAAACCAGTCATTCTATCGTGAATTTCTTGTAAAAATGGAGACACTAAAGATTCAATAGTGTCAAATGATTTATTTCCGCTTACATCATTTACAGAAGCATCTAATTGATGTTTAATATCATCGAAAATATCAAAAGGATCAACACCTCTATCGTTTAACTTTATAATCGTTTCCGATGCAATATTTTGTAATTTTCTTTTAAGATATTTCTGAATGATTAACCGAGCATGATATTCAATGTTTGCAGCGGTAGCAATTTTGTTTGTTAAACTTGCAATGTAATAACCTCCATTATACTCGCCTTCTTTTCCTATGGATTCAAATAGTCCGTCATTTTGGAGTTGTTTAGCGACTGAATATAAGTCTACCTTGCCGTTGTTTAATTTTATATCAACGATAGCTTTAAAAATATATTGATGCTTAACGTTCTCAAAACAATATGGCTTTAAATCAGAACTGACATTATCATAAGCCTCTTCCTCCAACAATATCGCTCCTAGTACTGCTTTTTCTAAATCATCATCTGTAGTATCTGTAAACTTATCTATTTTACTCATCGACGTCCAATTTTAGGTATATGTGATTGTATTGTTTCTGATTCTGGCTTACTCTTCAAAGCCCAATTTTTAAAGTGATTGACAAACTTTCCATAGTTTGGATATTCTAAATCGGCTGCTTTTCGGAATGGTTCAATTTTGGATTTTAATATATCCAATGGAATTTTAGTGACTCTTGAAATCTCATTGATTTCGTTTCCATCGATAAGTGACTGAAAGAATGAATCAGTTGAATTTTTAGCAGGTTTAAACAATTCATGTTCGTTAATTGGACTTTCTTCTTTAGCGCGTCTCTTTACCTCTGCTCCCAATTTACCCGATTCGCTTCTCTTCTCGCAAATGGATTCCCACTTTCTCAAATCTCGTTTTAAAGATTGTTTCCATGGTTCAAAAATAAGACCTGTTAATCGGTCAGGTGGTTGAGGGTTTAAATCATTAATGTATCTCAAAAAATGCTTAAATACCTTGCCAGCTTCTTCGTCCGTAAGCGGCTCAACGGAGTGAATGAAATCACAATATACTAATGCTGATTTTTTTCCTTCTGCCATGTGTCTTAATGCTTAAATGTTTATTTTGTTGGGGGGGTGAGATTCGAACTCACAATACAGCGCCTGCTTTACCATTGCGCGACCTGACCACTTAGCCTTATTTTTTATCGTTACTCCCCATTAACCTTATTACAAATCCTCGTTTACATAGAAGATTTTATAAAACTTTAATCCTTTCTCTTCATCAAATCCTTTGTTTCCTACATAATGCGTGGCAAAATGTGTTAATTCTGTTCTTACAAAATATATCACTTTATTATAATTTATGGGTTAATAATCTTCTTGATTCACGTACTCTAAAAACCAGTAACTTTTCTCAAAGGCTGCTTTATTTTTTTCTGTCTGTTTCTTTACGTGCAGATATTGAGACGTGTTTTTATACTTATATCCGTATGGTTTAGCCATTGACTACTTCGATTTCTTCAAACTGTCCTTTAATGTTTTTATTAATGAACTGCCCGATTGATTTAGTCGCTACAACATCAGGGAATAAAATAGCAGGGAAGTTTTTGTAGTGATATATTCTACCGCTTCTGTATTCTACTTCTAAGATGTTTTCTTCTGGCAAATGTCGAGTTCTTGCAACGCTTGTCGATTCTGGCCACAACTTAACGTTAGGGTACAATGAAATAACATTGTCAGTTGTTTCAGGTTCTTCTTTAGGCTCAACCATTAACTCAACTGGAGGCATACCACTTGCAATTACTCGTAATCGAATACGTCCACTTTCAATTACTTGTTTTAGCTCTTCTTCGCTTAGTTCCCATACAGATTCTATGGCATTAAACTTTGAGCCTTCAATCTCAATATGATGTTGTTTAGCTGGTAATGAACCGCACTGTTCATCTGTCATGCTTTCTGGTTTTCTGAAAACCATTGTTTGGTCTTTAAATTCTACTGGTTTCATGGGTTTGATTAATTTAGATTATTTTAATATTTAATGATTTTAAGTATTCAATGTGCTTTTCTTTGGTGTCTAATAAATCATTATCAAGTGATTTGTAAATATTTAATTCTTGATAATAAATTAAATTTTTATGAGCTAAATAATGGTCTGGCTTTGAAATTTCAATTAAATCTTTTGCATAAGTCTCACTGTAATTCCAATGATGCATCTGATTTCCTTTTATAGTTGGCTTTATTTTTTGAGATAACATTCTTGCTTTGTATTTTTCAGGATACTTCTCAAAATGATTCCTCCATGTTTCAGCATGTATTTTTTCAAGCGACTCTCTTAAAGGTTTCGATGTGGTTCTATAAAGCCTTCGATCTTTTTCTAAATGCCTTTCCTTTTCTTTTTTTACAAATTCAGGACATTTCATTTTTTCATTTAATCTTACAGCCGTATAATTACGAACACATGGCTTACATTTGTTTAAGGTTCCGTCTTTCATTTTTTTATGTGAATAAAAATCATCCAACGGCTTATCAATATTGCAAGAAATACATTTCTTCATTCTAAAAGGGATGCTTATTAAATTCGATTTCTAAATTTTTACTAGCGACTGTTACATGTTTGCCCGTTACTTCTTGAACCTGCTTTTGAAACTCCACTTCATTTGAATTACTATCAGATAAGTGAATCAGGACAATGTTATTTACTTGACTTAAATCATTTGCTTTGAGCATATCAATACAATTTTCTAAGGAGAAGTGAGATTTTAAAATTCTATTTCTTAAAAATTCCTTTCCAGAGTCAGCGCCATATTTGCTATCAATAATGGCTTTTGAATAGTTAGCTTCAATAATGACGTTGTTAAGTCCGTTAAATGTGTATGAGCAGTAATGTGTGTCAGTGATAAAGCAAAACTTTCCTGATTCGGGATGATTAATTAAAAAGCCTAAACATTTTACATCATGCTTTAAGTTAAATGGCATCACTTCAAATTCTCCAACTTGAAATTGTTTTAACTCTTCAATAATACTGATGTTATAGCTCTCTAATCCTATTTCATTTTTGTTTTCAATACTCATGAATACCTTCATTCCTTTTTTTAAGAAGTCAGAAGTATATTTTGAGTGATCTCCATGCGAATGTGTTTGAAGTACTCCACAAACAGAGTTTACTTGGTAATAGATTGCATTTAAAACTTCTTTGAAATGAACCCCACAATCAATGATAAGTGATTTGCCTTTTTCAGGTTGGAACAGATAGCAGTTTCCTGAGCTACCTGTTCCGACTACATGAAGTTTCATGGTTTAAAATGCTGGTGCTCCAGTAGTATTAGCAGCTGGCGCAGGTACTTCTTCTTTTACAGCGTTTGCAGATTGATTTGCAAAGTCAATATTGTTTGCAAGTGATGGCTCTTTTTTATTTTCTTTTTCTAATTGAGGAGTAATATCCAATGGTGTTTTATTCGCATTTTCTACAACTTCATATTGAGCATCTTCGTACTTCGCATCAACTTTCTCTTCCGTTTCAGATGAATATAAAACCGCATCATCCGAACCTCTGATTAATAATTTACAAGCTCGGTTAATGACTGTTTTACAAGCCATTTGGTCAGGAAAGTTTTTATGAGCTGGTGAATTACCTTTCATCGAACCTTGATTCCATGCTTGAATAATTTGCGACATGTTCATAATTTCAGTATTAATGGTACCATCCATTAACTCATAAACCGCATAAGCACCTTGTAATTCTTTTGAGCCAATACTTGCCAATGTTTGCTCATGTTTAGTAACCATTTTACGACCTGTTTTAGTATCAACTTTAAATTCAAAAACATCATCTTTGAAAATGGCAATCGCATTGATATCTTTTAACTTGCCATATCGTTTAGCTAAAACTATGTTCCCTGTATATTCAGGCGTGCAATCCAATGTATTACCATACATAATGAAATCACATTGTTTTTTCAATGGAGACAAGCCCCACACTACCATTTTTAAAAGCGCATTGGCTACACTTTCTTTTGAGCAATGTTGCAAAGCTAAAGCGCCATCTCTGTTTTTAGTTTCTAATAAAATGAGATACGCTGCCTTTAAAGCATTCTCTGGCGAATAGTCCGCTGGTAATTTAATTTGTCCTGCTTGTTGAAAAGCATTGATTTTAGATAAGACTGCATCTGAAATCGTTTTTTCTTTGATGGCTACCGCCTCTGTTGGTTTTTGTTCTGCTTGTGACATGATATTTATTTTATGATTGATTTAACTTCTGTAAATGATGATTGTATGTTGGTCCTTAATAGTGAATACTAGAAAAAATTTATCGGTGACTTTTAGTAGATTTCTTAAAATTGCACTTGACCATCCAAGCCTTCTATTTACGTGCAACTCTTCTGTTTCTTTATCATAAGTCACTTCAAGCATTCTGCAATCTTCAGGGTTAAGGATTTTATTAGAAATAAGTGCCTGTTCTACTTTATCTGCTAATGGTCTTTTCATCTTTAAGCTACTCTTAGTTTTTTATCCGCTGCCGAAACAACCAGGTTAATTAACTGTGAATGTGTTGGTAGTACATTTACAATACTTTCTCGGTTATCAATGAAGATTGGAGCAGAAACATTATAAAACTCTGTAAGCGTATTAATTACATCAATCCCTGCATTAATCTTTGAGGCTGTGTTTGCATCTGAATAAGGCACTCCGTTAATGGTAGCCTCACAACATTCATTTTCACCTCTGTTGATTTGCGTATCAAACATTTTGAATTTGATGAATAAGAACTTTTGATTGATTTTAGTTTCTAAGACATCAATCTTCGCTTTATTAAACTCATCCGCAATCATGATATCATTTTCAACGTCAGCGACTTGTTGAGCCAGTGTGCGTTCTTCTTCAATCAACTGCCCTACTCGTTCATCCGCTGCTTTAATAGTTAACTCAATCGCTAATTCAATTTTGATGGCATCAACTTCTTTTTTAATCACATCCTTTTGTGCTTTCAGTTCCGAAGTATCAACCGTTGTATCTGCAAATGTTACTTTCTCCAATTCGATTAAATCCTTATTTAAACCGATTAACTCCGCATTATTTGAAAGCATCGTTTCGTAAATCATTTCTGCTTTCTTATCGGCTTGTGCAGGATCCTCTTTTAAGGTTTCGAGTTTGGCTTTGGATGAAGCGATTTCTTGATTCAAATAATCTACTAATTCAATTTTTGATTTTAATAAAGATTCTGTTTCGTTTAGTTCTTTTGAAATATTCTCTTTTTGCGTTTTTAACCCAACGCCCTTTGAGTTTATTTTATTCAAAACACTTTCTTTACTGATATTGAAGTTTTTCAATAACTCATCTTTCTTAGCAGTAATATCAGAAGTTTCTAAAGCTCTGTTACAAGTTGGACACTTGCAAGCTGCTTCGTCAAATACAAAGGTTTTGCTATTTTCACTAGCCCATTCCGTTCTCAAATCATTCATTTCCTTTTCTGTTTGAGAAATGGCATTTTGAATATTGTTTTTCTTTGTATTGATTGATTGAATAGCCAACTCAACGCTTTTTAATGTTGATTCATACTCTTGAATCTCTGAAACCACTTTATTGTAATCTCCTTTACTATCATTCACTTGCTTATCTGCTTCGTTCTTAATGGTATTTTGAAGAGTACTGATTTTGGTTCTTAATCCGTTAAGTTTTAATGTGTGAGTGTTTTTCTGTTCAACAATACTTTCAACTGCTTTTGTCTTATCCTGAATTTGTTCATCAATCTTAGCCATTTCAGATTCTTTAGCGGTTAATTGTAATCTTAATGCTGCAAAATCTTTAACCTCTGGCTTGTTTCGGTTCACTTCATCAATTCGTGTAGGTATCGCTTTCAAATCATCATTTGCTTTTTTAATAGAGGTTGATTTCATTTTCTTATAATCTTCAATCGATTTAAAGCTTTTGATATCATTCATTAATTTTTGAAAGGCTAAATTTTGCCCAATGATTTCTTCATCCGAAATCGTCACCATGCCACTCAAAATACTTCGACGTTGTTTCCAGTCCATTGTATTGAATGTGGAAACATTAGTGATCAGTTTGAAAATCTGTTCATCCAATAACTGTGAAATATTACTGTTAAATTCCTTTTGTTGCATTGGAACATCATTCCAATAGTACTCGGTACCATTACCAGTGAATTCAGAAACTGAACTTCCTCTTTTCTTTACCCAATTTTCTTTGAGTACTCGCTTTAATTTAATCTCGGTACCATCTACTTCTAGTGTAGCTGAAACCTCATGTTCAATTTTCTCAATCACTTTACCAGCAGTATCTAACGTTTTGATTTCAAAATCTGTTCTGCCTTGTGAATCCTTCCCAAATAATAACCAGTTGAACCCGTCGAAAATGGTTGTCTTGCCTACTCCATTGTCAGCGTAAATAAATGTTTCATCACCTGTAAAGTTTAACTCTAAATGGCGAATCGCCTTGAAATTAATCAGGCTTAATTGTTTGATTTTAATCGTTTTCATTTTTTTATTTTAAAAGGTTAATTGCTTTTTGTAATTCGACCGCTTTAGATTTCTCAAGCATCACAGTGACACCATCTTGATGAACTGCAATACAATCTTGAACTGGATATACTTTAACATCCGTTAAAGTGGCTTGCTTTATAATAATCTCTGTCATAACTATTTGATTAATTGATAAATTGATTTTAAACGTCCTTCAATCATTTGTTGAGAGTAGAACACCGTTGTGTACATCGAGTATTCAAGCATATACACCAAATGAACCTTTGCGCCTTTTGCAGTTAACTCTCTATATTCCTGCTCAGCTTTTTCTTGTGTCATTCCAATAGATACTGGAAATAATGCGGTTTGTACTTGCATGGTTATTTATTTAATCTAATCAAGGACATCATTTTCAAAATGTGTATCTTCCATATTAAACAGGGTAAATAGTTTTTAATTTTACTTTGGGGATTCGGCTTGTATTAGTGAATGTTTCTGTGAAGTCCAAAGCTTTATAATTCAGAACTTTTTTATAATGATCAAGATTAAAACCACCCCTGAAACATTCGAAAGCCTTATGCAATTCCCAAGAAGAAATAATTTTTAAAAGCTTCAATTTTTCATCTTCCTGCTTTTTCTCTTCCTTGACTTCATCTGAAACCATCCATTCTAAAAATCTACCTGGATTAGAAGTGCAATACACAATTGCAAAATCATTTCCCGAAATACTCTTTGTAAAATTCCCTCCTTTGGTTATTCCAAATTCAGTACTCGTTTGATTGTGATGCTGAAATATTTGCATAATTATATTTTTTGACGTTTATAAATTGAATAGCCAGTAAATACTAGCAGTAAAGCATAAGTGATTAAAAAAGCCATGATTTTTAATTTTTGAGATTAGCTCCCCACCTGCTTCGACGCTACGGCTTAACCGAGTGGGGATATGGTTGTTTTTCAAACGCTAACTACACCATAAGTAAAGCGTTATAATTTCTTTTGATACACATAAATCTTCCTCTAAACAGTAGTGTGCACTTGTTAGTCATTAATTTACCAAGATGTCAATGAACTTTGGCCGTAGCCTTTTGATTAAGTGCCGGAATCGAACCGGCATTAACCCTTACTTAATTATTTTATAGAACGATGGCGTTTGAATCCAATAATGCAGCATATTTATAGCAGTCTGTTTTTTTATATACATAGCTTTTAACTCGCTGATATCTTGGTAACCCGTGCTTTTCATGCAATACTTTTAAATGCCTTGCTGGGATAGCTATAATTCGAGCAGCTTCTTCCGTATCGCAATAATCAGATTGATTAGATGCTAATAAGACTTTCACCTCTCTTAACTCAGCAACTACTTGTTCAATTCCTGTCATCCTCAACATAAGCGGTTAATGACTTAGCCTCAATTTTATCTTGCTTCTTCTTTTTCTTATTGTAGAATTTTGAAATCACTTCAAATGTGCTTTCATTCATTCGGCCACTTCTTAATGCCGCACCAATGGTAATTCTTGAAACTTCTTTTAACTTGTTTTTAGGATCCTTAGAAAATTGGTGTATTTCTTCAACGTCACCATGTTCTTTTAATATTTTCCAACCGTTATAGGTTTTTTTGTTAATTACCATGATATTATAATTTTCTTTATATTTGCTTTTCAAATGATAAGGCAAAGTAAAGCAATCTTTTGCAATCAATGGCAATCTTTTGCAATTTAGTTTTGCACATATTTTTGTTAATAATTTAAAAATGACCGGCAAGGATTTAAAAAAAAATGGACAAGAATAAATTTCATCCATTTATTCAAGTGTGGTATTACTTAATTAAATACCTTTGTCAATATATTATTAACCTTTATAAAAAAATTAGAACATGAAAACCTTATTAATACTAGCCATAAGCCTTATTTTACTAGCATCTTGTGAAAAAGAATATAAATGCCGTTGCATGATCACTAATAAAAGTACAATCGTTGACAGTGTGACTTATAAAGATGTGGTTGAGGTAGAAAGTTATGAATTACTAATTAAGTCAACTAAGAAAGCTGCCAGAAATGGAGAGTGTTCTAGTTACAAAAAAAGCACTTCGATAAATGGAAAAGCAATGCAAATTGAAAAAACTTGCACAATTAATACTCAATAATCTCTTCAAAAAATCACTTCAGCTAAAAATAATGATGGAGATTTTTAAATAAATTGTTAAATTTTTATATACTAAACCACTCCTAACCGAGTGGTTTTTTTATGCCAAAACCCTTCATTTTATCAATTTAACAAAACTAGCAAATGCTAGCATTTGCTTACACTTGCTATTTTTGCTAAGCAAAATTAACACTTGCTAGCATTTGCTTACTTATAATTAAGACACAAAAACAATGTAACTTATTGATAATCATTAAGCATTTGCTTGTTTTGCTTAGCAAATGTTAGCATTTGCTTGTTTTGCTTAGCAAATTTAGCATTTGCTTGTTTTGCTTAGCAAATGTTAGCAAATGTTAGCAAATGTTAGCAAACGTCAGCAAACGTCAGCAAAACAAGCAGATAGTGATAGTGATAATGATAGTGTAAGTGAGATAGATATTTAAAAAAAATAAACAAAAAAAATGCAAACACCATTTTGCAACATTTTGCAATTCAGAAAACTAAACAACATTTTAAACTATCAATGTTTACTAACAGTTTAAAGCCTTGCCTTATCATTTGATTTTCAAATGTTCGTATTTTTTGGTACAACAACTTATCCAAAGTAATTTTGATTTATGGCTAAGGAAAACGATTACATGAAAATTAATTTTGATGTTCTACATCGTAAATCATGCCTAGACAGAAGTATTTACGATTGGATTACCTCAGCTCGTTACCACATCCCTAGCCTCTCAATCATCGATTGTGCCAAGTCTTTCCTAACCTACCACAAAATTGACGAAGGTGAATTGTCCATCGAAAAAATAAAAAAAACATTCATCCGCATTCAATCTGAAATTTTTGAGGATTCTAAAACTAAACATCATGGCTAGTAAAAAAATACCTCAAAAAATTAATAGCGTTAAATCTGAGAGCGAAAAAAGCAAAAGTGGTATTAGTGTTCCAATTTTGACAAAACCAACCGCAAAAGGCAAAAAAAAGGCATCGAAGAAATCCGTTGTTAAACTAAAAAAAAATTCAACCGAAGTTAAAAAAGATAACCGAGGTCGTAATGGTGTGAATGAGGAAGAGCTCGTGCTAAAGCTATACTACGATGAAGATATTCCGAAGGGTTTAAACGATTTGCAGCTTTGTGCAGCCATTGGCATTTCAAAAACATTCTTTTACGAGTGTTTACAGCGAAATGAGGATTTTAAGGATGCTATAAAGTTCTACAGAGGCATTTCACACATCGAAGTACTGAAAGCTTTCAAAAAAACTGCCTGCGGTTTCAACTTTGACGAGGTGAAACAAGAGCTTCGTAAAAATCAAAAGGATGGAACTTACGAATTGAAAGTTACTGAGATTGTTACCAAACATGTTCCACCAAATCCAACGGCTGGTATTTTCTACCTTAAAAACAAAATGGGAAATCATTTCAAGGACAAAATGGAAACAGTTCATTCAGCTGGTAATGGTTTAGAAAATATCACATTCATCATCAAAGGAAAAGATAAGTAAGTTATGGCTGGAGGAACAAATATCAACAGGTTAGTGACTGAGTTATTTCCAGAGGCAACGTATTGCGCTTCTGGATTAGATCATGGTAAGTGGATTACAGAGAAATACAAATTTGATTTAAAACATGCGTTCTATACCACCATTGAAAACGGTAAAACCTATTTCGTGAATGGTAAAGAATGGAAGGAAGAATTAGAACAATTAAAAAAGAAATTAGAGGATAAAGAAGTAAATGTTATTAGTTAAGGTGCGTTAACGCTAGGCGGGTGGCTCCTTTATCAGCTGGGTTTTTTTCTCGAAAGAGTTTGGTTCCCAATCTAGTCTAGAGGGGTGATTGGACTTCACAAAACATTGCTTCGATATTGAAACGATGATAAAAAACAAATCAATAATTACAAAGTGTTGTAGGTCTATAAAAGACTTACGAGACTTACGAAAATACTCAAATGAAGTGAGGCAAATTGAAATTGATAAAGAAATAAACGAACTAGAAAAACTAAAAGAAGATGTTAAAAAAAGTAGGTCAAATTTTCAGTAAAGTAATGGAAGGTATTGCCACTCTTTACTTTACGTTGTGTTTTATGATTGTGATTGCTGTATTTCCAATTAAGGCAATTTGCATGTTAGTGAGTTGGTTATGGAATATGTTCTAAGCTATGAAAGAAACGCAACCACATAAAGCCGATGAAATAGCTATTGTTAAGCAAGTTCAAGTAAAACATAATAAGTTTCTTGGAACCTTGGTACCCGAAACCGGGCATACGCTTTATGAGTTTGATAAAACAAATTTCGAATTAAGAAAAGCAACGTTTAAACAAAAGAATGCTGTGTTTAAGTTCATTCAAGATGCCGGCCCTGATTTAAAAAAAGAAGTTGTTGTTAAAGAGAATTGTTTTTATGTATCATCCTTAAACGTTAAAAATGCAGTTAAGAAAATACATAAGCAGCTTCGTGTTGCTTATGTTATTGCTATCAATGAATAGTAAACCAAATATACAAAGTCGTGTGGTGGAATTTGAATTTTCTGATCCACAGTTAGAGATATTGGAGTCAACGGCTCAAATCAAACTCTTTCATGCTGGCGTCGGTAGTGGTAAAACTCACATCATTGGTGCAGATAATTTAATCTTAGCGATTAACTATCCTCATGTGAGAGGATTCATTGGAGCGAATACTTATAGCCAATTAAGTAAATCAACATTGGTTGGAGTATTCAAATTATGGGCCTCATTCGGAATTATTCGCGATGTGCACTATGTGGTAAATATAATGCCTCCTCCTGATTATAAAATTTATGGGGAGCGTTTAGAGCGTTACAACAATACAATCAGTTTTAAGAATGGTAAATTAATTTTCTTAGCATCATTAGAAAATTATCAGGCCATTGACGGTATTGAGATTGCACATGCTCACTTAGATGAAACTAAAGATACTCCAGAGGAAGCAGTAAAAGAAGTTATCTTGGCTCGTTTACGACAAAAAGGTTTATGGCTAGATAAATTTGGAAATATTACAACTGATGAAAGTCAAGGAGTAGTTGGTTACAATCCATTAAGCATCTTTACATCACCAGCGAAAGTGGATTGGATTTCTGAATGGTTTAATTTCCCAAAATACTTTGAAGAGATTAATGCAACCATATTCGAAGAAGGGAATTACTTCCGTAAACGCATTGGCGATAAGTTAGTGATCATTTCATCAACCTATCACAATTCACATAACTTGCCAGCTGGTTACATTGAAAGTAAATTGATTGAACCGAATGCTCACAATCAGCATTTGATTCACATGTTGGTTTATGGCTCTCCATTAGCTAAAGCTGGTAATGAATACTATAACACCTTTGACCGAATGAGACAGGTGAAAGATGTTGAAATGCCAAATAACATTCCGGTTCATATTGGATTTGACTTTAACCGTGGTCCTTATATTACTTCTGGATTGTATAAGGTTTGGTATAAGTCTGACGTGAATCGTTGGCACATTCATAAGTTTGATGAGGTTTTATTACCTCCTCCACATAATACCACCGAACATTTAGCAAATAAACTCATTGAATTATACGGCCATGAATTTACTCATGGTGTTTTTTATTATGGTGATTATTCTGGATTCAATAAACGAACCAACTCAGTTGAAGATGATTATGATATCATCCGAAGAGTCTTAGCGAAGTACTTACACAATACTTCTGATAGAGTGATTGTGAATGACCGAGTAGTAAAACGTAAAGAGTTCATGAATAAAGTCAATTATGGTTCTTTGCCGATTGACTTTACCATGTCTCCTAAATGCGTGAAACTGATTGCTGATTTCGAGTTTGTGAAAGAAGGACCGGATGGTAAAAAACTAAAATCTAAAGATAAAGACGGCAACGAGAAATACGGACATACATCCGATGAAACGGAATATGTATTCACGAGCTTATTTGAACAATACTATAACATTTAAAAACGATTAACCATGGCATACAAGTTAGACAAAGGAACTGAAACCTTGAAGAAAACGATTAAAGGGAAGATTACTCATCCTTATTACAAAAGAGTAAATGAAATCATGGACCAGTACACAAAGTATGTGACTGGTGAAGATGTTGGTTCATTACTTCGTCAATTCAATCCAAGGGAAGAAGATACTCAATTTAAACAACGTAAAGAATTAACTCAAGCTGTTACATCTGATATGGCTAACCGAATCTTATCTCCTATGTATAAAATTGGGAGAAGTCGTGCTGATGTATTAATCAATTGGAAAAGTACTGAAGGAATCGATAAAAAGAAAACAGAATTAATTGAGGTTGCTAATAAATTCTATGGAGATGAATCTGTGGAAGCTTATTTGACTAACCGTTTAGTGGAATTAGATGCAACAGATCCTAATAGTTTTATTGTCACCGAAGCGAATGGTGCTTATGATCCTACTAAACCAGAAAGCGAAACCAATAAGAAGCTGGTACCATATCCATTTGAGGTTAACAGTAAAGAGGCGGTGAATTATGAGTATGTGAATAATGAGCTGCAGTATTTAATCGTTAAGAACGAGTTCTTTGTTTCCGATAAAGATGGTAAGCCTGTTGAAATGAGTAAATACACCATATACTTAGATAACGAATCGGTGATGGCTACTCAAATACCAAAAGATACTTTGGATACTTATATTGCTGCTAATCCTGACATAAACTCGTATGAAGTTTGGAATGTAAAAGAAAAGGATGAAGAGAAAGATGAAATTTATATCATTCGAGTAATAGAACATAAGGCCGGCCGCATTCCTGCTCGTCGTGTTGGAACTAAAAAAGATTTAACCACTCGTGGCCGTACTTGTGTTCCTATCATTCACCCAGCTCACCCTTATTTCTCAAAGTCAATCAAAACGATGTCGGAATTTGATTTGGCGACTTGCTTACACTTGTTCCCTCAAAAAATTCAATATGATGAGGTGTGCCCGGGAGATATCACAAACAATGAAATCTGTAACCAAGGTAAAACGGCCGACGGTCATACTTGTAGACACTGTAAAGGTTCAGGATACAAAACGCATACATCAAGTGCCGACATTATTCGCGTGAAATTGCCTAAAGACATTAAAGATATGGTGTCATTAGATAATTACATGACTTACAAAGGACCTCCAATTGATTTATTAGAGTTTCAAAAGAAATACGGCTTATATGAGTTAACTGAATTAGCAACAAAAGCGGTTTATACTTCTGATTTGTACAGTCCGAACACCAATGCCGTAACAGCTACCGAAAAAACAATTGATTTAGAAAGTGTTTATGACACCTTAAAACCATTTGCCAATAGCTGGTCCGCAATGTGGAAGCATATCATGAATGTGATTGCATCGTATCGTGATTTGAATAAAGATATTGAAATCAATCACCAGTTCCCGAAAGATTTTAAAATGAAATCAGTAACGATGTTGTTGGAGGACTTGAATAAAGCAAACACTTCAGGGGCCCCATCTTACATTAAAAACGAAATCAATAAAGACCTGGCACAGAAATTATACATCGACAAGCCCAACGAATTATTGAAAATTGAGGTGAAGAATAAGTTTTTCCCATTCAACGGTAAAACAGAAAGCGAGATTTCAAACATCATCGTGAATGACTTAACCTCGAAGTATAATAAAATCCTTTACGCAAATTTTGACAATATTTTTGATGAATTGGATGCTGAAAACTCAATTAATGATGTGAATTTCTACCGAATGGAGAAATCTAAACAACAATCATTGATTAAGGCTAAAGTGGATACTATCATTTCAGAACTTGACACAGCTGCATCAAATGAAAGAGTACAAACGTTTAATCCAAACTTTGGAGGATAGGACATGTTAGAAGTAATTAAAACATCTAACGGTAGAATAATGTTTAAATCTCAAATAGAGGTTTATGATGCGCATGCTGAAGAAATGGGACTGAAAGATAAGGATGAAACATTAGTTCCTATTTGTTTTGATCCTTTAGCGGTTACGTCATATCGGCCTTCATATACCAGAGGAAGAAGTGAGAAACTATTACAAACTTTAGTTGAGATTAAGGGTACTGATGGATATGTGATTGAATGCACCTTTGATAAGTTTCACGAAATATTTATGAATTACAAATAATGCCAACGTATAAAGAAGTTTCAAAAATAAAATCGGATTTCATCTCTAAAAAAGAGGAATCGATTACTAATTCATTAACTGATCAACAAAGTAATTTGTATGATAAGCTATTGAGCGACTTCATGAAAGTGGCAAAGGATAAAGCAGACGGAAAAGAAGTAAACATTAATAAACTTCAATCGCAATTCAGAAAGTTTTATGATCAGAACTTTAATGAGGTGATGAGGCAAACTATTAACGCTTCACGTTCATTAACAGACTTAAATCAAATGTACTTCTCTACTCTTTTAGATTCTAATCGCTTAGATGAAATACACGACAATACTAAAAAGTTAGTGGATAAGTCATTAGGAGTGACTGATGCCAATAAATTAATTTCAAATGGATTCACGGATAAAGCTATTGCAAACAAGCAAGTACAAAATCTATTCGCTAAAGAGGTGAATAAGATATTGATCGGAAACCCTGATGTTAACCTGATGCAAAATAAGCTAAAGGAGTTTATTTTAGGGAACAAACAAAGCACCGGCATACTTGAGAGATATTACCGAAACTTCGCTAATGATTTATTAATCAGTATTGACAGAAGTAATTCGTTAGTGTATGCAAATGAATTAGAATTACAATCTTTCTTTTATGGCGGTGGTTTATTAACCTCTTCAAGAAGTTTCTGCATTAGTAAAAACGGAAAGATATTCACGAGGTCAGAAGCGGAGAAGTGGAAAGATTCAACGTTTATCACCTCCATGTATGGAACAAAAATCAATGATTATGAGCCACTGGTTAACATGGGTGGTTATGGATGCCGACATACTCCTGATTGGATTACTCAAGACATCGCTAAGGAGTTAAAACCAGAAAACAATAAGAAAGCAGCTGAAAAAAATAAGGCTTTTAAAGATAAACAGTCATAAAATAGGGACATCATGTCCCCATTATAAAACTTCAATTTACTGAATTTTGAATCATCTTAAATAGATTCAAAATATGAGCATTATAGCTAGAAAAGGTAAACTTCAAAAGACATTCTCAGATTTATCTTGGGAAAATTTAGGAGAAAACAAAAACGGATGGGAAGAAGTAAAGAGCGGAAGCACTACTTCTAACATTACTGCTAAAGCAGTACAAACTCCTCCAACTGGACAAGTAGAAAAGAAAGAAGCCCCAGTAGCAAACGCAACAACTTCTGATATTTCTAAAAAAGTAGAAGAAGAAGAAGCTCCTAAAACTGAAAACACTAACGGGCCATCGCAAGAAGAGAAGTTGGAAAAGTTTTTAGAAGAAAGCAAAGCAACGTTTTCTGAATCTGTAAAAGAATTAGGAATCACTAAAGGCTTAATCAAAGATTATTTCGATAAAGAAGAAAATGCAGTGGCTTACAAGGCTTCTGATTCTTTAGATGTTTTAATTGGTTTATTGTTTGAGCACTTAAACGGTGATGTTGAATTATTAAAATCTAAATTTTCATTATAATGTTAGTACAACTAAACTCCAACGGAAAGAAAATCGAAATCAAGAAAGTAGATTTTGACAAATTCTCTGATGATCAAAAGAGAAACTACACTATTTTAAATAATAGTGATGAGTCAGAAACAAAACAAACAACTGCTGATACTTCAAAAGAAAAACCAGCAGCTAAAAAAGCAGACGAGCCAGCAAAGGCTTAAACGATAATGAAAAAAGGAATGGTCATAGGTTTGTTGGTTGCGATAGCTTCAACATTCAGCGTTAGTCAGGCTGCTAATGCTACCAAAACAGAAAAATTCGCCAACACTAAAAAAGAAGTTGTTGATTCAGCTGAGTATAATGCTCCTTCTTTTGTTATTACAAATGAAAGTCATTATGATTTTCAACCTGTAATGTTAGCTCCTGAATCATTAGTTGTAGCTGATAACTTAATTGTTATTGCAGATGATTACAAAATTGGAAAACTAAAAAGTAAGATTTATTTACGATGGCTTTTACATCGGAATAAAGTCTGCTAAAGACATATTGCGTTATGGAGCAGTGGTCAGCTCGCTTGGTTCATACCCAAGAGGTCAGCGGTTCGAATCCGTTTAACGCTACTAAAGGTGCCAGTAACTATAACTGGATGATTAAAAGCTGACGGGTAAGCCGTATGAATTATGAATAAACAAGAAATGGAATTTGTCACTCAATTAGTAACCACAACACTAGGAGTACAACAAACAGAAATCGCCTCGGTTTTGTTTGACATCAAAGAGGATGACACCGCAGAAGTAAAACCTGACGCTCTTAAATTTTTGTTAGATAAATCAGCTGTAAGAGTTGCATCATTTAAAGAAGCCGAAACAAAGGCTCACGATAAAGGATTCAGCAAAGCGAAAGCAGAAGCGATTTCAAAATTCGAAACAGAGTTAAAAGAAAAACTAGGAGTTACATCTGACAAACAAGGACTTGAACTTATTGAATTTGCTATTTCTGAAAAGATAAAAGCAGCAGGTGGCGAGATAGACGAAGAGAAAATTAAACGTTCTCCAGTGTATTTAAAAACCTTAGAGCGTTTAGAAAAGGATAAGGCAGATGCAGTGAAAGCCGCAGAAGATAAGTTCAACGAATTGAACAATAAGATTCAAAAAGAATCAACGTTCAAAACTATTGCCGAACAAGCAAATGCTGTATTAGATGAATTAAAGCCGATTTTACCAACAGGCCAAACAGCCGAGGGTAAATCAAAAGCAGAGATTCAAAGACAACGTTTCTTAAATGAACTTAGCTCAGAGTATGGCTTTGAAATTCAAGACGGTAAGATATTAGTGACTAAAGATGGTAAAATTTTAGAAGATGCACATGGCAACATGATTCCTTTAAAAGACATCGTAAAGAATAGAGCTAGTGAATTATGGGACTTTCAACAAGGCGAACAAAGAGCAGGAACAGGAAACAATAATAATGCAGCTGGAGCGAATAACGGTGGTGGTGTTAAAAAATATAACGGCCCTGCACCAAAAACAGCTGAAGAGTACTCCTCAATGATCGGTAAAGCCGAAACCATTGAAGAGAAAAAAGAAATCATGCAACTATGGGAAGAGGGTCAAAAAAAGTAAAAGTTTAACCCTTAATCAAAACCTGACGAGGTCAAACGTTATAACATGGCAATTACGCAAACAGTGCTTACAACAGCATTAGTAAAACAAGAATTAATGTGGGCTGACTCACAAAGAAAAGCAGACTACCAAGCAAACGCTGTGGCAGCTAACGCTTTAATTGAAAACACAACCGCTCGTTTAGAGATTTTATCGGATGTATCTGATAAAAAAACGCGTAAAGCGAAAATCTATTGGAACGATGTGTGTGGTGTTACTCCTGGAACGACTGCTCCAAACTTCTGTACAATTACTGGAACTGCTCCAAATTCAGCAGCTAAAGAGTTTGAAATTACTAAGTACGCAACTTCTTCTTTTGAATTAGACGAAGCGTTGTATGTAAACAACCAATTAAAATTGGATGAAGTGTTTGCGGACACTATGTTAAAACATTTAAAAGCGTTAGATGAGAAAATTGCTCAAGTTTCTGTGTCTTCTTTAGACGCTTTTGTTCAAGCAAATGCAAATACAGGTGGTATCGGCTGTACTGATGAAACTGGTGATTGGGTGGAAACATTTATTAACCCTTCTTACTGGTCACCTAGTATCATGAGTTATTTTGCTAAAACAGCAATCTTAAATAAATTCTCAAATCCATTCTTATTAGATGGCTCAAACTTATTTGATCATTATACATTAGCACAAGTTAACTCTGCAAATGCTGATGGAAAAGGTGCTGCAAACATGTTTAGCTTAATGAAAATGTATTCTGATTTATTTAATGTTGAGGCTGTTTCAGCTGGATCTACATACATGATTAATCGTGGTACAGTTGCTTTTGCTTCTAAAGCATGGTGGACTGGCGTTTCTCAAAATGCTCCAGTAGTAGATTCAGAAGGACGTCAAAAATTCTCAATTAAATCGAACAACATTCAAGGTTTAGAGTATGATGTTTACATCACTTCAACTTGTTCAGGTCGTTTTGAAAAACATAATGTATTAATCGTTGCTGAATACGACATCTTAAACGGTGCTCCAGCTTGTGATGATGCAACTGGTGTATTGAAATTCACTTGTGGAGCTTGTCCTACAGTTGTATAATAATCTTCAATAATCATTAATTGAAAAAGCCGCTTCTTAATTAGGGGCGGCTTTTTTTAAACACTTTTTTATATGGAATGCTTAGATAACGTCATTAAACTTTCAAGAACAACTTGTGATTGTTATGATAATAATAAACCAGAAGATTTTGCCGAAGGTAAATCAGAAGTTTACCTAGATGAATTAGAAGGCATGTCACTTGACATGGTTGCAAGCGCTTCTGATTGTGCAAGTGGTGGTTTATGGGACTTAATGAATAAGGCTCGAATGAATGCTGTTTTACAATTCAAAACAGATTATCTAAGCTGTATCGGCACAAGACTTACATCCAAGCGACCTAATTTAACAGGAACGATTGGAAATACTTCTTTTAATTCGACATTAAACTACTCTGAAAACATGGCTGGTTTAAGAATTAAAACTAGAAATATTGTAGGAGCTTACATGTCAATCAAGAGTTTCAGTTTGATGTTTAATAGCACATCAACATTCAATATCAAAGTGTATAGCAGTGATGATTTAACCACTCCTATTGGAACATATCCAGTAACGAGTGCCGCTAACGTGGTACAAAAAGTTTCTTTAACAGATGCTTTAAAATTACCATTATGGAGCAATCAAACAACTGAAATTGAATACTATATCGTTTATGATTTAATCGGAACGTATGCTCCAAAGAATAACAAGGCGGATTGTGGTTGCACAAACAAACAAAACGTTGCTTATAAAACATGGGTAACTCCTGTTGGCATTAAAGGAAATTCAAGTCAAGATTTAAACACATTCGGAACGACAACTGAGTTTAACGGGTTAGCTGTTGAGGTAGATTTCAGATGTGATGCTAATCGCTTAATCTGCTCTGATGAATACCCATTAGATTTTGAAAACAATGATGCAAGAGCCTTAAATATCGCTTATACAGTTCGCTTCAAAGCTGGTGAATTATTATTAGAAAGTATCCTGGCTTCTGGAAACATAAATCGCTATACGATGCTTGATCGCGAAACAATGTGGGGGAAAAGAAACCGTTATAGAAGTTTATATGAACAATGGGTTGCGTACTTATGCGAAAATACTGATGTGTTAAATAGTGATTGCTTGTCTTGTCGTCCTAATCATAACGTTTCTAAAGGAAGTATTCTCGCTTAATGACATCGGCTCAATTTTCAAATATGGTAACGCAATTAGCGCAAGAATTAGTGAAAGAATTACCTGTCATTAATGAGAAAGCGGCTTTAAATGTATATGCCATGGTTAAAAATAGAATAATTAATGATGGAACTATCGGAGAAAATAAAAGTTTGGGAGGATATTCAGACAATCCACTACCAGCGTTCTTTTTTAAAGATAAAGCAGCGAACTCTTCAGGAGAAGCAGCCTATCAAAAAGCAAAAAAAAGTGGAGAAGGCATTTCGTATAAGGATTGGAGAGAAGCAAATAATCGTCCCACGGATCACAAAACATTAAGTTTCACGGGTACCACGTTTAATGATATCGGAGTTATTAAACAGTTGATTGACGGAACAAAAGTAGTTACCGTTGTTGGTGCTAAAAATACGAAGTCAAGAGCTAACGGAAAAACAACCTCCGAAATCATGGATTACTTAGGCGAACAAGTGGGAGACTTCTTATCGCCAAACACCCAAGAAGTACAATTAATTACCTCATTTTATAATAAAGAAATCGATAAAATAATTAAAAAAACCATCAAATGATTAACACACTACAACTACTATCACTTATTCTAACAGCCTTATTAGTGGCTGTTACTGGATTTACTTATTCTCATATTCTCACACAACCAGGAGAAGTGTTCGGGAAGTTATATCTGAAACTTGACATTCTATTTAATACCGATAAAAGAAGTCGTGAGGGTTTAGGCTTTCATCCTGTATTTAAAATGATTATGGCTTGTCCGAAATGTGTATCAGGTCAATTGGCCCTGTGGATATTTATTATTCTAAATTACCAAGATTACCTGCAGTCATTTGTTTGGCATTTTGTATTTCACATTCTGTTCGCTGGAACAGCCATCTTCTTTGCAACTATTATTAAATCATTTTACACTAAACACATAGAATAATGGAATTAAAATCAATCGACTTCACCAAAAAAGAATTTACAGCCAACAATCAAAAGTATATCATTAGTGATAAAATTTCGATTCGTCGTTATGCAGAATATCAAAAATTAATGCCGCGCTTAACCTATGGATTAGGTTTTGATGAAATATTTAAGTCCTTAAAAAACGCCTATGCTCATTTGAATAAACAAAACTTTGCAGATTCTGCGGTGATCATTCACAACATCATGAACGGAATTTCAAATGTAGAAGAAAGCTCGCGTGTTCATCCGGCACTTAAAATGGCCGCTTTGTTTGTGAACCGAGAAGGTGAAGATGCGAAAGTTTATGATGAAGAATTAATGATGAAGAAAATTGAAGACTGGACCGAGGAGGGCTATAACGTGAGTGATTTTTTTACGTTGTCACTGAGTTCTATAAACGGATTCAGGGAAGCATACAGCGAATCTATCCAGAAAAAAGAAACAATGCAAGGCTAGAGCAATTAGATAAGCACAAAGAAAAATACATTGATCAGCACAAATTAGAAGTTGATAAATACTGGTCCGAATTAATCACGGCCATGACAGAAGATGATAACGGAAGAATAAGAGCAGGAGATGAGGTGATATTGTACGGAATGAATGTGGATGATTTCTTCATCAAATTATTAGTATTCAAAGAAAGAATAGAGGCGAAAATCGAACAAATTAAAAGTAGTAGAAAACATGAGTAACATACAAATACAATTACTATCCGATAATTCGCAATTCTTACAAGGAATGCAACAAGCTGACAATGCACAAAAAGCATTAGCAACAGGCGCGAAACAATTTGAAACAGACTCTAAAAAGGCTTATGATGAAGCTGGAAAAGGAGCTAAAGGATATGGAGGTGAAACGGAAAAGACGGTTGAAAAAACAAAATCTCTAAAGGCTCAATTAAGAGAATTAAAAGCAGAGTTGGCGAATGCAACGGATCCAAAAGATATTGAACGTTTAGCAAGAGCAGCTGGTGCTTTAGAAGACCAAATAGGAGATGCGGCAGATGCGGCAGCAGTGTTCGCTTCTGATTCTCCATTTGAGCAAATAGGTAATTCAATCGGAAGCGTTTCCAGCAAACTAAGAAATTTAGATTTTAAAGGAGCCGCAGACCAAAGTAAATTATTGGTTTCAGCGACAAAATCATTGACATTTAAGGAGGCAATTGGAGGTGTTAAGGATTTAGGCGTCACCTTAGTAAATATAGGTAAATCATTATTATTGAATCCCATCTTCTTAATTGGAGCGGTAGCAGCGTTAATCATTACTAATTTTGATAAATTAAAAAATTCAGGTGGATTAGTTGGCGAAACATTTAAAGGAATTGGAAAAGCTATTGAAGTCGTATTAGATTTAGGCAAAGATTTCCTTGACTTTATTGGATTAATTGACAGTACAAAAAAATCTTTAGATGATTTAGTAAAATCAAACGAAGCGGTGATGTCAAATATCAATGCCCGATATGATTTAGAAATAGCAAAAGCAAAAGCAGCTGGAAAAAACATTGAATTATTGGAAATGTCAAAGGCTAGAGTTGCTTTATTAGGACAGAAATACATATTAAATGCAACTAGACAAGCATATTTACAAGGAGAGTTTGACGCTAAGGCATACGCTGAAAAGCTTTTGAAAATAGGATTAGATACAAATAAGGCCGCTGTTGATTTAGAGAATTTAAAAGCGGCCCAAGCGCAAAAAGCAAAGGATAAATCTCAGAAAGCTAATGATGATTATAAAAAGAATCAAGAAGCCTTTAATGCTGCATTATTAGATCTATTCAAAAAAGCACAAGCAGCTGAATTAGAGGGGTTAACTGGACAAGCTAAGATTGACAGACAAAAACAAATTGCTGAAGCTGAATTAAAACAATTGCAGGATTCTATTATTAAAAAACAAATAGCAGCTGGAAAAGGAAACAAATTATCCGAAAAGCAATTAGCAGAATTTCATCAGTTGCAATTAGCGATTGATAGAAAATATGGACAAGATACCGTTGCTTTAGAATTACAAACGATTCAAGAGAAATCAGCGTTAAGAATTAAAGAAGCGACTAATTTAAAATCCTCTATTGCCGAAAAGCAAAAGATTTTTGATTTAGAAACTCAAATTCAAATCGAGCAAATCAATGCATTAAGAACTCCTAAAGGGGTTAAAGAAGAAGATTTTGAAAAGGAAAAACAAATTGCTATACTAAATATTAAAAAGAAAGCAGCTGAAGATTCCTTGAATTTACGTTTAGCTCAAGTAGATGCTGAAACTAATGTATTGATTCAACAAGCACAGGCTGAAATTGCTTTGTTAAATGCTAAAGGAGACGCTAATTCATTAGCTGAAGCAAAACGTGTAGAACAAACTATAGATTCAATCCAATTAAATGGTGATAAACAAAAAGAGTTGATTATTGCGCAAACTCAAAATTTATCTACTGATATTACAAAGGAAACGGATAAATTAAACAAAGAGTTACACGCTTTCAAAATCAATTGGGCTGATATATTTGGTGTTTCTGATGAAGAGTGGAATGCTATTCAAAAAGGATTGAATCAACTTTATGATTCGTTTAAGCAAATTGCAAATGTGTATTTCCAGTCAGAAAATGAGCGACTTGATAATGAATTAAAAGCTAATCAAGAGAAAATAGATGTTCGAGATGAGAATTTAAAAAACCTTGAAGATGCTTTAGCAAAAGAAGATGAATTGAGAAGCGAAGGATATGCAAGTAATTCTGATAGAATAAGACAGCAAATTGAGGACGAAAAAGCAGCTAGAGAAAAAGACCTTGAAAACGACAGACGAATTAAGGAAGAGAAAAAGAAACTAGCTAAAGAGAAGTTAATCATTGATACTGTAACTCAAGCGTCAAATTTAGTAACGGCTATTAGTGAGGTGTTTTCGACTTATGCAGCTGTTCCTTATGTAGCCGCTTTATTAGCAGCTGGTATGGTTGGAGCATTTGCTTACACTAAAGCTAAAGCATTTGAGGCTGTTAATGCTGGGGGTTCATTTGCTGAAGGTGGATATACTGGTGATGGAGATAAATACGAAGAGGCCGGTGTCGTGCATAAAGGAGAGTTTGTCAACACAAAAGAAACGACTAAAAAATACAGAAATTTACTAGAAGGTTTACATGCTAATGATAACGCAAGGATTGAATTAGGACTTATGGACTTGTTGAAAAATACAGGTGTTTCTTTACCTGATTTATCAGGAGAAATTAACGCTAAAAAGTTTTCGTTAAAACAAGCAGAGATGAACGCTTATTTTAATAATGATAATTCGAAACTAGAAAGTAGAATTGGAAGTTTAGAAGGACATTTAATTGCTTTAGTTAAACAGGGAGACGAAAGTAAAACTATACTGCCAAATGGTGATATTATTGAGAAAAAAGGAAGTTTAACGAGAATCATAAGAAAAAAGAAAGATGAATAATCGAAAATTTATTATTACTCATGGTGTCACAGATACAGAGGTTTTTCCAGTATATGAAACATTAAAGTATAAATGGGAGAAAAACGATAACGAATTAAACTTCACTAAGTCATTAGAGACAAAGCTTTTGTTTAATAATAATTCTAAAAAAGGAATAACAGATTTTACATTTTTTTCAAATTTAGAGTCAGATATCGATACGAGGTGCTCTGATATATTCATTGAAATATTCAGACTTTGCTCTAACGTTTATGTGAGTGAATTTAAAGGAATTGTAAGATTAGTTGATGGAGAATGGGATTACGATAGATGTACGGTAGTTTTAGAGATCACGGGTAATAATCAAATCGATTGTATTAATAATAATAAAACAACCGCAGACAATCCTTTAGCTTTTTATACATTCAAAAATCCATCCGTTGGGTGTCCCACAGATTTAGGTCTTTACGACTATAACTCTGGCACATCTTCTTTTGAGTTTTTAGACATTGTTTCATTAACAGCGCCTACATATCCCAATTACATTAAAAAACCATACATAACAAATAATCTTTATCCGTATGGCACATTTTATAATCTTTGCAGAAACATCGTTAAAGAACTTCTAGTAAAATGCGGAAGAGACGAAGATGAGCCTATGCTTCGTTCTGACTTTTTTGATTGGAATGCCACAGGTGATACTCCTGGTTACGTGGCATCATCTTTACCTCTATTACCAGAATCAGAACCAAGACCAGCCGGAACAAAAAAAGAATGGTTTTTACCTAAAACACCAGGAACAAATTATGTCACTGGACAAACTAATCGATTGACACATTTGATGTTTATGCCTAAATCAAATGCACGAAATTCATCTTCTAGTATTTGGGAAACAGGAATTGGAGACGATGGATTTTTAAATGATAACCGTATCACATTTGAAGAATTAGAAAACATTTGGTCAACTATGTTTCATGCTTATTGGTTTATTGATACGGACGGCTGCATGAGAATTGAGCACGAAAGCTGGTTTAATTCTAACTCGAGTGAGATTGATGTGACGACTGGAGAAAATGAGCCATTGAATAGAGCTAATAATAAATATAATTATGAGACCAGTGAATTAGTTGAAAAGGAAATCTTTTCATTTGGATTTAACGGAAATATTTTAAATGGCGGGAAAACTTTGAATGAATTAAATCCAAGTTCGTCGGAATACAATATTATCAAGTATCACGGAAATTGTATAAAAAAAGGACTCGAAAAAAGATATGAGGTCATTAAAGTAGATACTGATATGTATATTTTAGATTCCGCTGGACATGCAACTCAGAATAATTATAGTAATAGCGGAATTTTCTTATGCTCTATCGGCACATACGATACAGAAACATATCAATGTACGACTGGCGGATACGTTGTTAATTCAATTAACTGCGTTATGCACTTTTTATTATTGTCTACATTATCAGGAACTCACGTTATTAATGTAAATGACGGTTTCTATTTTAACGCACACCTAAATTGGTTTTTCTTAATAAGAGATTATCACAGAGGAAGAAGGGTTTTATCTGAAGGAACTAACGGGCAGAATGATGCTTATACATTAACGTTTAATCCAACAACTATAAAAACTAAATCACAAAAAAATGTGAGACTTATTAGTTGTTGTGAGGATATAGAATTTGATGCTAATAAAACAGTTATAAAAACAGAGTTAGGAGTTGGAGAAATATACGAAGCAGAATACGATACAAAAACAAACACATTCAAAATTATATTAAGACATGATTAGTAGCATTATAACACCCGTAAGATGGTATAACACCTATCAAGAACAAAGCAGATTTGAAATAGATTCTGAGATTTGCGAATATGAATTAATCAGTGATAAAACTCGTTTATTGCCGTTTCAATTTAAAAGACCTGCAAGTGGCCACTTTATTAATAAATGGTTTTTAAGAAAGGCTTGTACCGAACCAACAAATAATTTAATTGATTCTAATAATTCACTGTTTACGAATGATACAGGGTTTTGGACATTAAGCAACGCATCATTTACAAATGGTAAATTAAAATTATTAGGTTCTGCTGTAATTGAAAAATTATTTATTTTAACAGGTGGAAAATATTATGATATTGAAATTGTTGTTAGTGAATTATCTCTAGGCTATTCTGTTGAGGTAGTTACAAATACTGGCATTATTTTAAATATTAATGCAACAGGTACTTATAAAGTAAAATATTTAGCTGCAATTGGAGATTCTGATTTTTATATAGTAACAACTGCTGGCGGTTCTGGAAGTCCACAATATATGACTTTTGAGTCTATTCAAATAAAAGAGTATGTAGGGTTCAATGCTGGCATCGGAGACGTTGAATTGCCTATTGCTGATTTGTCATTAATAAATATTGGGACTCAAGATGCTATTATTTATTTCGGCACACCTTTTAATTTTCAATTGCCATGCGGTAATTACTATATGATGTTAACGACAACAGATGATACAATCTATTATTCTGAGGTAATTAGTGTTAAAGATTTCATCCCTTCTCATAGTCCATATACATTAATTGAATGGTTTAATAACTGTGATTTATCAGATGTTATTTATCAAAATATAAATTCTTATGCTTATAAAAACAGGATGTATATTGATGGCCCAATTTCAAAACCAGAATATCCATTTAAGGAAGACGGCGTTGAAGATGGAAATTCAGATTACAATGTTACGTTCCAAAAGTGGGAGAAAAAAGAAATATTAACCGTTGCTAAATGCCCTGATTTTATTGTAGACTCATTAACAGCAATGAAGCTTCATGATACAATAGAAGTTACCAAGCCATTAAGAAAAAAACAATTATCTGTTTTACCAGCATACGAAATAAAAAGTATAGAGTTTGAGGTTATTCCCGTGATGAATGATTTTGCAAATAATGTTGAAATTAAAATGTTATTGAATGATAAAGTAATTGATTCAACTTGCTGCACGAATATTCCTGTTTCTGCTTGTAGAGCATGTAATTATACAGTTAATGAAGCTGGCGTTTTAACTGGTGACTTATATTTTGGCGAACTATTTTCTGAAGATTTTGGTTTATATAACATTACAACAGTAGCAACAGATAATATAACTGGCGTTGGAACGCTTGAATATATTATGAATGGCGATAGATCATCAATTTATCCAATTGGAACAAAAATTTATGTAGCAGGCGTGGCCCAAACTTCTAATATCGGTTTTCATGAAGTAACTGGAATTGTATATTTTGTTGGAACTAATAAAACACATCTTCAATGGTCAGGCATGACAACAGATGTGGGTCCAGCATCAGGAACGATTAAAGCGATTACTTATTCAGCAGAAACAGTTCCTGACGATGCTTATGTTTGCACGAATACTGACAACTATGTGTTTGTTAATGGTGAATTGTGGGCAATCGCTCCATCTTATAACACTGATGCTATTTATGAAGATGCAACAAAATATCATTTAGCGTTTTTTGTATTACCAAATACTTACATTAAAATAAAAGTAATAGTTAATGATGGGCATCTAACAGATTACTATTTAACAACAGTATATTTTGCAAATAATTCATCATTTAGTATAGATTTATTAAAAGCTGATTTACCGTTTAGTATTCCTACAGATGGAAGTGTTTCTTTTGAAGTAACGTCTTATGATTTAAGTTGTAGCTATGGAGAAACGCCATATCATGCATTTACTTACGAGTCTTAGCACATAGGGACATGATGTCCCCTAAATAAATTTTTAGTTGAATCAATTTTGTAACTGAAATTATTAACTAAAAATTTATTTATCATGGCAACAGCTTGTGTAGATATAGTTTGTACAGACGCATGTTCTGACAACTTACCAGCAGTAGAATTTAGTATTTGTGCTCCCGAAATTAACCAAGGTGAAATCGATGCAATATTTGTTACTAATGTTGGAAATCCTTTAACGGATGAAACAGATGCGGCAGAATGGGCAACTCGTATGGCTGCCATTGGTGCAACAAAAATCATTGAACTTCATGTGATTGGTGATAAGCCAGCTCCTGAAGAAAATAACATCATGATTTCTCGTAACATTGAAGTACCAGGAAATAAAGGGCATGTGATTAATGTTGAAATTCAACAAACTAATCAAGTGAACTACGATTTCTTACGCGCTATGGAGTGTGGCAAACAAGTGTTAGTTTGGTACAGAACTTCTGGCGGTTTATTATATGGAGGTGCAGCTGGTATTCCAGGCTCATTAAAATTAAATGAAATCATCACAAAAAGCCGTAAAGAGATTATCACGTTCCAAGGAACTTTCAAGTGGTCAGCTAAACACCACCCTTGCAGAACATTATCTCCAATCTAATCAATATTCATTTATAAAAATACATTACAATGGCAGATTTAATTAACTGTAACAACAATAGCATCACTTTAGAGCAAGCTCTAGGTGCATGCTTAACTAAAACAACTGGAGGCGATGTTGCAGTTCGCACTATGTTTGTGGATGCCTGCGCAACAGATGCAATTGATTGCAATAATGGTGCTTTGCCTTTAGATCAATTATTAAAATCATCTATCGGCATTTCTAGTTGTGGCAAACCAGCTTTACGTTTAGGCGTTAAGCCAGCGGATTTAGCTTTGGCTTTCGGTGCGGTTGCTTATGCAGACTTAACGGCTGCAAATACAGCTTTAGCAGCTGGAGTTATTTTCTATAACACAGCACTAGCAAAACTAGATATCACAACAGCTTAATCACTAAGTAAAAAAAGTATAAAAGGCTCTGATTAATAGTTAGAGTCTTTTTTCAAACTAACAATATGACTATTGAATTAGGAAATATTTTAAAATCTTTTTTAGAACCGTTGAGAGTTGGTGGAGCTGGTTCAAATCAGTTTATCGACAAATTAGCAGGCGTTGTTAAAACAGCCGTAAGGTCTGGTAAAGATTCTAATAATAATAAGATTTTACAATCATTTCCAGTGGCTTGTGGAACTTCCTTTACTGACTGTAACAATCCAAGTACTTACACGGACTTGGTGCCAAATAGCAATTTAGGTTGCATCATTTACTTTGAAGATTTAGGAGTGAGATTAATTAGTGAGGATGGTCACAAAAGAAACTGGAAAGGTTCTTATCGTTTAGTGGGATGGGTAAATCAAAAGAAATTAGGTTTTGATGATTGTAGTATTACTGGACAAGTAGTTAATACCATTATTAATCAGTTTCCTAAAAGCTTTTTTAATGTCACGGGTAGCATTTACCAAAAATGTTCTATTGAAATATTAGGACAGGATCCAAAGTCAACGAATCCATTTTTAAAGTATTCATACGATGAAGATAAAACACAATACTTAATGCATCCATTTGATTACTTCAGTATTCAAGTAGATATAAATTATACGGTTGATAGCAGATGCTTGACGCCATTTGAAAAACAAACACCAATTAATTGTTAAAAATATTAAACCATGGCAGGAGAAAACACATGTCCAGAAGGACTAGATTGCGAAACAGCAAAGCTTTCATTAGAGCAACTTATTAGACGTTTTTTAATTATCGCTGATGGCAATTGTTTGGCGTTTAAAGTAAACACAGTTGGAAGAGATATTACAATTGATTCCACTGCTCCGTCAACAAGCGGAACAGTACTTGCTGGCGCTTTAGCTGTCACATTTACTACAAGTGATGATTTTGTCGGAAGCATTAATGGCGCTACTCGTAACGCTAACATGTCTTATACATTCGATGCAAAAGGTGGTAAAACACCTGCTATTGCATATATAATCACAGCTGGTTCAATTACAATCGATAAAATTCTTTAATCCTTAAAATCTAAAAACATCATGAAAAAAATATTATCAATTATTGCCATACTGTTAGTTCAGTTTAGTTTAGTAAGTCAGGTAACTATTGGAAGTGCCGTAAGGCTTCCATCTCAAACTGGAAATTCGGGAAAGGTATTAGGAACAAATGGAACAACCTTAAGTTGGGTTACATCTTCAGGAGCATCCTCCACGTTTACAAATGCTACGTTAACAGGAACAACTACAATAACAGGAACCGTAACAGCACCAACTCCAACAGTTGGTAGTAATAATAATTCAGTTGCTACCACTTCATTTGTTACACAGGTTTTAACAGCGCATTCTAGCACTTTAATTATACCTTTAGCAGACGTTACTACTACTTTAACAACAGCTGTTCCAATAGGGTTAACATTTACGGTTGAAGCAAATAGCACGTATATAGTAAGGGGCGTTATGAGAAATTCAGTATCGAGTACTGGAGGGATTAAGTTTTCTATGACAACACCAACTTTAACCGTATCATCAAATATAGGCGTGGTTAGTAGGGGTTCAAGTGCTTCGTCTTCATTATGGACTTTACTACCTTCTAATGGTTCTTTAACAGGCGTAATGAATACAGTCGCATCTAGCGCTATTCCAGTATTTTTAGAAGGAACTATTACTACTGGAGCAAGTTCTGGAACTTTAGATTTCTTTTTTGGTAGCGGTGTAAGTGGGCAAACTTCACAAGTTTATTCGTCTGGAACTTATTTTGAACTTGTAAAATATTAAAATGAAAAAAGTAATATTATTTTTATTAATCAGTGTTAGTTTAAATGCACAATTAAGCATTAGTACTAACTCATTCCCTTCTAAAGTAAAGGTTTTTTTAGATTTTGGGCAAAGTAACTGTGAAGGCGGTGCGAGTACCTGTACGGTTGCGCCATATACAGGTCAACAGCCTGGTTGGATTTATAAAACTAATTCAATAACAGAATATGGAGCTGGTTCTTTTGCTACTTATAAATATGGAATTAATAATGACTATAACTCAGGAAGCTTAAACAACACAGGTTCAGAAGTTGCATTGTGTTATAACTATAATTTACAGACTGGAGATTCAATATTAATTATAAAATATGGTTATAGTGGTAGTGGATTAGTAGATAATGGTATTGGAACTTGTACTTATGGTTTATGGCAAATAGACGCAAATGCTACAAGAGCAAATAATTTGCTTCATTATAAAATATCATTAGATAAATTTATATTCCCATGTATTGCTTTATTAAAATCTAAAGGCATTACACCCGAATTTATAGGCATGGGATGGACACAAGGCGAATATGACGTAGGGGATTCATTAAGAACTGTTAACTATGAATATCAATTAAATAGATTGGTACAAGCTTATAAAGATACTTTAACTTATTACGGTGTTTGTTCGCCAACATTTAAACCACTAATAGGTAGAACGCCTTATAGTGGCACTACATTATCAACTAAATTAAGAACGGCACAACAAAACGTAGCTGCAACATGGGGGACTACTTATATAGATATGGATAGTTATGAAATGCTAGTTGATGGCATTCATTTTAGTTTTAATGGACAGATTCAGTACGGTATTGATAGAGTTAATGTAATTAAATTTTGGTAAATGGCGTTTAAGTTTAACGAGATAACATTTGACTTAAAAGATATACTTCTAATCGTTGGGTTAGTTGCTGGTTACTTCAACTTTAAATCAGAGCAAAACGAAAAGTTTAATGAACTGAAATTAGAGATAAAACAAATAATAGCAGACAATAGGGTTCAAGAAACTAAGTTCAATGCCAAATTTGATATGTTAAATAAGCCTACAAGCGAACGGAAAACAAGTGAGAATGACACCATCTGCTTTGTGGCTATTGTTCACTATAATAGAATTAAGATTGAAAGCTTAGATGACGACGAGAAGGTATAATTATTTATTTATAAAACAGAAGAAAATGCACATTATTATAGATCCAGGACACGGAGGAATTATTCACGGCAATTATGTAACACCGGGCAAACGTTCTCCAAAATGGAAAGACTTGCCTCAATTATTTGAGGGTGTTCAGAATCGTGAAATAGCTAATATCTTAAAATCAAAACTAGCAGCTGCTAATATTTCATTTACTGATATTATAGATTCTCAAACAGATGTAAGTCGTCCAACAAGAATACAAAGAGCAAATACATGTTATAGCATTCATAAGGATGCTATTTTAGTTTCTATACACGCCGATGCAGCTGGAAAAGGTACAGAAGATTATCCAGCAACCGGTGTTTCTGTTTACACTTCTAAAGGCGAAACTAAAAGTGATGTGCTTGCTGAATATGTGATTGAGCAACTAGAATTAAAACTAGGCAGTACTGTTAAATGGCGTTTTGATTCTACGGATGGCGACAAGGATAAAGAAGAAAACTTTGATATGGTAGCTTTGACTAAATGTCCTGCTATTTTATGCGAATTAGGTTTTATGACTAACCGAAAAGAGTGCGAGTTAATGCATACCGCTGAATGGAAAGAAAACTGTGCAGAAGCCATTTATCAAGGGATATTGAAATACTACGAGGTTTAATAATTAAACATATACATCATGAACTACACAAATTTTACCCTTTATGGGCTCGGAGTATTAGGGATATTATTACATAACCTAGTAGAATTGAACAAAATTAACCGCGACCCTAAAAAGTCAAACTTCACAATAAAAAGCTATTTAAAACTTGAGGCTTATAGTATAGTGATTTCGTTAATTATTTGCTTTGTGGCTCTGTTAATTAAAACAGAAATACAACAACTTGAAAATGTTGGCAAGTGGCTAGGCTTAGCTTTTATGGCTATTGGTTATATGGGACAATCATTATTAATATTCATCATGGGTAAAGCCAATAAAGTCATTGATAAAGATGAAAATATTTAAGTACTATTTGCTATTATTAGCAATCGCTTGTTTGACTTCGTCTTGTGTGACTCAGAAGCAACGTGACAGAATTTTAAAAGACTGTCCAGTTAATACTATTACTAAAATTAAGGATAGCGTTACGATTAATGAGGTCATTAAGCATGATTCAATTTACATCACAAAAGAAGGGCCTACAAAGTATATCGAAAACCCATGTTCTTTATTATGTGATAGTCTTGGTAAATTAAAGCCTTTCTATTCGGAGTCAAAACATAACGGTATAAAACAATCATTAGAAACCAAAGGGAATATTTTAATTCAAAAGTGTGATGTGGATAGTTTACTTCAAGTCAACAAAATACTGACTAAACAAATTGATCATTACCATTCTAAAGAACAGGAAACTCAAGTTCATGAAAATTGTAAACTTGAACACGTTACCTCATTTAATGGATTTGAACATTGGTGGTTTATCATAACCGCTTCAATTTTGGTACTTTGGATAATAATTAAAGTTTTCAAAGGCTATCTGAAGGTGTGGTTTCCGTTCCTCGGTAAATTCTTAAAATAGTCTTAAACAACCGAAATTAAAATCTTTCCTATTAACAGTAAATACTAATAGGAATATAAAAATATCATTATCCCCGTCTGGGGTACTAATTAAAAAAAGTACTAGGAGCGTTAATCGCAAAAAGCCTCACAGAAATGTGGGGCTTCTTTGTTTTACAAGGGTTTTGATGCGATTTCTCTCAATTCGTTCAATTGCAAATAACTGTTATATTTGTCTTAAAAGTCTTAAACACGAGTCTTAAAGTATGAAGATATCAATTGCACTCTGGAAACATAATCAGCTAAAGGATGGCACCTATCCTTTAAAGATAAAAGTGTTTGATAAAAATGCAAAGCCAAAAGAAAAGTATCACGCTTTAGATATCTATTTGAAACCGAACCAATGGGACGCCACTAATAAGACTGTAAAAAACCACTCAAGCACAAGTATATTTTTGGAATTATTGATAAATTGCCAAAGGATAAATTTGAAGCAAAGAAAATCATCAATACGAAGAACTCACTCATCAATAACAATTTAAAGAAGATAGCGAAGTCCATTAAATCAGAAGTTGAATTGTCATTTCATACAAGCAGACACTCCTTTGCGGATTACTGCAAACGTAAAAAAGTGGACGTTCATTTGATAAAGGATTTACTCGGTCACTCTAAAGTGAGTACAACCGAGATTTACATGCGTGACTTTTACGAAGAGGAAACGGATGAGGCAATGGATACTTTATTTGGGTAGTTTGTTTGTTCTAATCTATCTATCAAAATATAACAATAAATGCCTTTATTATCCATTGACCAATCTTTTATAGTAACAGCAAAAAACCCTTCAATATTTTCTATTTCATTTATAATTGAATCACTTTCATCTTCATTAACCCCAAAACTCATTAAATATTCTCTATTAATAAAATCACCTATCTGAAAAGAATCACCCATATTAGGCAATACATCTAAGTTAAATTCAAATTTACGGCGAAAATCTCCAGTAATTTTATATAAAATTTCTCCGATATTAAAATCTAGTATTGCTCTCATTTTATGACTTATTACGTTTTAAATATGTATGTGCCTCCGAATTAATTTCAGCATTGGTTTTGTTTCTTCCTGACTTAATCCAATCTGTTAAATCCTGTTTACTGAAATAAAGTCTTTTCCCTTTTTTGCAAAATGGAATTTCTCCACTTAAAGGACAGTTAAGAGAATATATAACATATTTATCTGTTTGTTTTGGTATACTTACATTTATTTCTATAAATGAATTTTCTTTTTTTATTCTCATTAATTAAAATACCAACCCAGTACAAAGGCTTATCCGACTGCTAAGAGTTAGCAAATGGCAATGTAAAGGATTGGATTTTTTAAATGTTTTCATGTCGAATAAGCATTACAAATATAATAATAATTTAATTAAATACAAAAAAAAATTCAGTATTCATTTTCAATTAGTTAAGTTGGTTGGTTACGTTTAGCGAGTAGTTATACGCAAGCACTACATTCCGTTTCCAATTGAGCATTTGTCGTATCATTCTTTTTCTTTTCTTTTTTCTCCCACCCTTTTAAAAATCAAATCAATATTACTTTGTTCTTTATCAATGAGTAGGTATTTTCTATTTGTGTCTATACAAACAAGTCCAGTTGTTCCACTTCCAGCAAAGCAATCAACTACCAAATCCCCTTCATTACTAAAACTTTTCACAAAAAACTCAACCAACTTTTCAGGAAATGTTGCTGAGTGGTCGCTTTTTAAAGTAAATTGGTTACTTACATTATTCACGTTTACAACATTTGAAGGTCTTGCAAATTCAAGGTTTCTAATATTTGTCGTATTCATTCCAGTCATTCCACTTCCGTTCTTTGGTGCGCCACATTGCTTTCTATATGTTCTTGCAATACTTTCCTCTTTCATTGGCGTTCCACAAGCGATGGGGTTAAATGTTATTTGGTTTGGGTTTCCTTTTGTAAAGTGATACACAGGCTCAAACGCATTCTTAAATCTACCCTTCAAACTGCCTGGGAAAGCGTTTTTTGTCCAACAATATTCTTCTACAAATAAAAATCCAAGTTCCTTTTTTAGCATTATCACTAATTCAAACACATATAAACTCCGTTCTCCTTTATTAGTATGTGGTTTAATATTCAAAAAGAAACTACCAGTAGGCTTTAAAACCCTCTTAATTTCAATAGCAATAGGTTTAAACCATTCCAAATATTTATCTTCTGAAATACCACCATAAGTATTCTTTCTCCTGTCTGCATAAGGTGGAGAAGTAAATACCATATCCACACTATTGTCTGCAAGTTTTTTTAGTTCGTTTTCGCTGTATCCGTGTATTATCATATTTTTAATTTTTTCAAAATTATTTTCCCACCGCACAAAAAAGAAAAGAAAAAGGTTCAGTTCTCCGATTTAGCATTTGTGGTTTAAATCCGTACTACTGCTAACAGCGTATAAAAAACATTAAAACGATTTTTTATACGCAGCCGAAGCCGAGAACCGTTATAAGCAATAAAATAAAATTGCCTACGCACGCTATACAATGTGATTTCGCCATTCAGGGTAAAAAGCATCTAATTCGTTTTCCCCAAAACCGCCTCTTTCTTCTAATCTTTCACAA